ATTGTCAGCATTAGTTGAAGGAGAGAAAATAGAATCCAAATGTGAAATATCTTTTATATCTGATAATTCTAATATTATTTTATTATTTCCATTATCATTATTATTTATAAAAGATAATTTTTTCTTATGATTGCGAGTATATGAATTCACATTATCAACTAAATCAGTATCTACATGAAATAAATCATTATTATATTTTTGAAAAAATGTAGAATCTAACATATATTCAACATCATCAAAAACATTTACTTCAAAATTATTCTTAGTTCCAAGAAAAGAACCATAAAAATCTAATCCATTAATAAAGTTATGTTCATGTAGTAATTTACTTGTTAAGTAACAAAAAAATCCATCTACGTATGCCTGATTATGTGGGTCATTCAATTTGTTATTTACATTATTTACATTATTTGCATTATTTACATTATTTACATTATAAAAAGTGGGTAAAGAAAATAATTCATTATTAGAAATATCATATTTTCCAATCATATATTTAACTGGGTCAAGTAAAGGACTATATTTTATAAAAATGTCCTTATTGTATTTTTTATTATCATTATCTGTTAGTGTTGCTTTAAATTTATTGGTTGTTTGATGTTGATTAATACTGTAAAGAGAGAAATGATGATTTAAATTAATATTATTATAATTAGTTTCATTTAGTGAAAAAAATGTATTATAAATAGGAATATAATTTTGAGGATTACTTATATCTATAAAATCTGGATTTTTAAAATCATTAAATAAACTAGAATTATCTTTCTTTTTGTAAGAAAACATCATAGTTCTTCTAAATATAAATTATATATTTTTTTAACTCATAATTTATTTATATTATTTATTATTATTATTTATTATTATTATTTATTATTATTAATTATTATTTATTATTAATTATTATTTATTATTTATTATTATTTATGCGGTTAAAATGGTGTATTATTATATTAAAAAATATTAGATTATATTAGATTATATTAATTTTAGTTTAGAAATATTATTATGACATTAGAATTAAAAAAATGGAATATGCGTGATATTAGTTTTAAACCAGATGAAAATAAAGGTCCTGTTATTGTATTGATTGGTAGACGTGATACAGGTAAAAGTTACCTGGTGCAAGATTTATTATTTTATCATCAAGATATTCCGATTGGTACAGTTATTTCAGGAACAGAAGCAGGAAATGGATTTTACGGTAGTCACGTCCCAAAACTTTTTATTCACGATGAATATAATACAGCAATTATAGAAAATATTTTAAAACGTCAAAAAACTGTTTTAAAACAAGTGAAAAAAGAAATAGAAAATTATAAAAGAAGTAATATCGACCCAAGAGCATTTGTTATATTAGATGATTGTTTATATGATGCAAGCTGGACAAAAGATAAAATGATGCGTTTGCTTTTTATGAATGGAAGACATTGGAAGATTATGTTAATTATTACAATGCAATATCCACTTGGTATACCGCCAAATTTAAGAACCAATATTGATTATGTTTTTATATTAAGAGAACCTTATATCGCAAATAGAAAAAGAATTTGGGAAAATTATGCCGGTATGTTTCCTACATTTGAATCGTTTTGTCAAGTCATGGATCAATGCACAGAAAATTATGAATGTTTAGTTATTAATAATAATGCGAAATCGAATAAATTACACGATCAAATTTTCTGGTATAAAGCCCAATCTCATGGACCTTTTAGATTAGGTTCAAAAGAATTCTGGGAATTATCGAAAGATTTTAATTCTGATGATGATGATGGAGACTCTTATGATCCTCAAAATGTAAAAAAACGTGGACAAGGACCTAAAATTAGTGTTAAAAAGTCTAAATGGTAAATTTTTTGAAAATATTATTTATATAATACATATTTTTTCATTAACACATTTATTATTTTCTATAAATTTTTCTTTATTTATTTCATTTTGATAATTATAACTGCAATTATGTTCTTCTGAATGACGATGTTTTAGACAAAATACTTTTCTACATTTACATTTTCCGATAAGTGTTTGAGAAAGAGATATCTTTTTACAGCATATTTCTAATGAACAAATCATTTTATAGTATATAATATATTCGGGTTGTTTAGTTATAATAAATAATAAGATTATATTCAATTTTATTATTTATTGTTTATTTAGATTTTTATGTATATTAATGTCTCATATTATTCTATTCCTTATTTCTTACAACATTTTTGCCTTCAAATAACTGTTCTTTGACTTCTTCAATGGTAATATTACTATCTTCATTATTGTCAATCAAATTTTTAACACTAACTAGTTCCCCTTGTTTATTCATTGTTTGAGTAAGAACATTACCACTTTCTAGTGCCTTCTTTTTATTTTCTTCCATTGCGTTTTCCTTAGTTTCACGGACACGCTTTTCGAATTCAACCTTAGCAGTTTTCTCATTCTTTTCTTTTTCATTCATAATCTGATTAAGCTCATCTTCCAAATATTCAACCCGACCCGTTTTATATGCTTCTGGATGAAATGGAATCCATGTACCTACTGGTCCAACATAAACATCATGATTCGGGTCAACTTCACGAAGCATCTTACAACGAAGTTCTGCTTCTTGTTGGGTAGGATAACTGCCACGAATCTTAAGACCTCTTACATTGGTTTGAAAATTATGTTGTTTTTTGAATTCTTCATTAATTCGTTCTTCGTTTGTATCAATAAATGTTTTATAATCATCTTCTAATGTAGTAAGAAACAAATTATCCTTTTCTTCTTTACAAAATTCTTGTAAATCTGATGTTAAATCATCCATTTTTAAATTATATTTATATGCCAAAAAACTTAAAAAATGATTAAATTTTTCTAAGGATTTATTCATTTCCCATTGCTTTAGGAATTGTTCAAATTCAAACATTTCACGCCGTTTAATTACCTTTTCAGGAGAAATAAACGAAATACAAGAAAACTTTTGACCGGCAACAGGTTTATCTTCATCTAACAAATCAATGTATTTAGAATTAATAGTTCCATCACTATTCAAACGATTTTCATAACTGGACATTTTGTATTATATTATATATATTATTATACAGATTCTATTTTAAGTCTATTTTTTATTAATTAATTATTATTATTTTTATTCATTTAGTAATAAATATTAATTATTAACTTTTATTAAATTATAATTTATTTTTATTCATTTAGTAATTTTTTTTTCTTATTAATTATTATAATATAATAATATGAAATTTATTGAAGGTCTTGATCTTGGCGAATTAGTTAAACGCGCGATTAAATATTTGGTAGAAGGTTTAATGGTCGCTATTGCGGCATTTGCCATCCCTAAACGAACCCTTAATTTGGATGAAGTTGCTATGATTGCTTTAACTGCCGCTGCTACATTTAGTATTTTGGATACTTATATCCCCAGCATGGCCGTAAATGCTCGTTCTGGTGCCGGGTTCGGTATCGGCGCCAACTTAGTTGGGTTCCCAGGTGGACTTTAACTATTCATGGTTTTACATTAATTAATAACATTTAATATTATATATAAACTATTATATTATATTATATTAAAAATGCCAAGAGCGAATATTTCAGCATCAATGCTTACTACACAATTTCAAGGGGGGGGAGAGTAAAAAAAGAAGAGTTAACTCAATCTATCCGGTTAAACACTTTTTCTAGAAAAGTAATTAGACAAAGAACAAATTATTGTAATTGTAATTTGTATAAAATTGTAATTGTAACTGTGAATGGTCGTAGGATAGTAAAAAAAATTCCTATATATTGTGATATTGTGTGTGAACCATTAAGAATTCCTGGAACACTTATTGTTGTGACCAACTGTACTACTGTTTGCGATGGTCAGAATGATAATAATACTTTTGTTAATGACAGACCTTAATTTCGCTATTTAGACAGTAGGTATAAATTCCCAATTTAATTCTAGGCATATTTTTGACCAAACTTCATCCTGTTCGATTCTTTTTTCTCTATCTTTTAGCATAGGAAAAAACGGTAGAAACTGGTCTTGACCAAGTAATTCACATAATTTATAAATTGTATAATAATAGTTTAAGAAATTTACTCTATCATCTGGACAATATTTCGCATAAGGACTTTGAATATCCATAAATAAATTACATAACGTTGTTTCAAGCGCAGCGCTCATAATTGGCGGTTTAATACCTAATCTATCTTTTATAAACGGAATATGTTCATAATATTTATTATACCCTAATTTTTTTAATATTTCTTTCGCTCGCTTATTATTTACTTGATATATAGTCAATCTTTCTTTTTTAATTTGTAATTTTATATTTTCAATCACTTCATCCGGTATTTGTGTTGATTCTTTCGCCTGAAATTGTGCTAATATTTCACGAAAATGATTGATTCTTTTATACGCATAAAAACATACTTCTTTTGGTGGTTCCTTATAAGAGGGTTTATCATTATCTATTAAATATTTAACACTTTTTGAACACTTATTACATAACAGAATACCTTCATGTTCAATTGGAATGAGTTCTCCATTATTACAAAAACGGCAAATATCGGTTTGGATAATATAATTATTTATATTTAGGAAAGATTCATCATTATTCAACATATATTTTTGAACATTGGATAATTCATTATTATTTATTTTATTATTATTTATTTTATTATTATTTATTTCATTATTGTTATTTAGGATATTATCATTGCTGCCATCACTATCATTTATAAGATTATCTTTTATTTTAAAAAAATTATTTAACATATTAGTTTTAGTAACAACATTGAATTTAGATTTAGTTGTTTTATTTATATCGCCATTTGTTTCATTTTCATTGTTTGTTTCATTTTCATTATTTGTCTCATTTTCATTATTTGTCTCATTTTCATTATTTGTATTTTCTGATATATTTTTTTTATTTTCAAAATAATCAAATATATAATTTGAATTATTTAGAAAATATTCCTTTTCACTCTTTTTGATTAATTTTATTTTAGAAATTATTTCTTTTAAACTATCTTCTATATTTAATTTTTCATCAATACTTATATTCAAATTATCTTGTTTTAGTAATTCTAATAATTGTTTTTTTTGTTTTTTTAATTCTGGAATAGTTTCTAATATATTTTTTTTAATCGTTTCTGTGATTTCTTTATGTTTACTATCAAGTGTTGCTGTATTTTTTTTAATAATTATACATTTTTTGGTATTTTTTTGTTTAAATATAGGCATAATTAAATATTAATTTTATAATAATATATAACAGTATTTATTTAATTATAATTTTTTTTAATCATTATTTTTTTAATCATTATTTTTTTAATCATTATTTATTAATAGTTTGATTTTTATTTAACTTTTCTAATTTATTGATAACATTACATAAATATTATATATCATAATTATGAATGATAAAAATGAAAAAAATAGTTTAATAGAAAATAATTCAGGTATTGATATTGTTATTAATCCTCATGATTATTTAGAAATAAATAGATTAGATAATTTAAATCTTAAAAAAATTTGTTTTATTTTTAATGCAATTGAAGATGGATGGAGCGTGAAAAAAAAAGATAATAGTTATATTTTCTCAAAAAAACATGAAGGAAAAAAGGAAGTTTATTTAGACACTTATTTACAAACATTTATTAAAAAAAATATAAATAAAATTTTTTAAATTAAAACATCATTTCTAATAATTTTATATTTTATATTTTATATTTTATATTTTATATAATTTAAATTTAATTTTAAAAAAATAATTAAATTTAAATTCTGAAAATTTTTTTCTTTTGTAATATTATAACAATGGGAGGAGGTTTAATGCAATTGGTCGCTTATGGCGCTCAGGATGTCTATCTTACTGGCAATCCTCAGATTACTTTCTGGAAGGTTACCTACCGTCGTCACACGAACTTCGCCATGGAGTCCATCGAACAGACTTTTAATGGTCAAGCCGATTTCGGTCGCCGTGTCACCTGCACCATCAGTCGCAATGGTGATTTGGCATACCGCACCTACCTTCAGGTCACTCTCCCTGAGATTGGCCAAGACTTGGCCACTGGTAATGGGAGTGTCTTTGCCCGATGGCTCGATTTCCCTGGTGAGCAACTTATCTCTCAAGTCGAAGTTGAAATTGGTGGTCAACGCATTGACCGTCAATATGGTGACTGGATGCACATCTGGAATCAACTCACTCTTTCCAAGGAACAGGAACGCGGTTACCACCAAATGGTTGGTAATACCACGCAGTTGACTTATTTAACTGATCCTACCTTTTCTGCTGTTGCTGGTCCTTGCTCTACCGAATCCGTAGTTGGTCAAACCTGCGAACCTCGTAAGGCTTTACCCGAAACCACCCTTTATGTTCCCTTTCAATTCTGGTATTGCCGCAATCCTGGTCTTGCTTTGCCATTGATCGCTCTTCAATACCACGAAGTTAAGATTAACCTTGACCTGCGCCCTATCGATGAGTGCTTGTTCGCTGTTAGTCAACGACCAGGCACCGCCTGCACCGGCACATTCAAGGTCGCCGCAGCCTACCAGCAATCTCTTGTTGCTGCTTCACTCTATGTCGACTATGTTTTCCTCGACACTGATGAGCGCCGTCGTATGGCCCAAAACCCTCACGAATACCTCATTGAACAACTTCAATTCACTGGTGACGAATCCGTTGGTTCTTCTTCTAACAAGATTAAACTCAACTTCAACCACCCTTGCAAGGAGCTTGTATGGGTTGTTCAGCGTGATGCTGTTGTTAACTATTGTGAAGGTTTAACGTGCGATACCATTCTTTCTAACTTATTGGGTGCTCAACCATTTAACTACACTGATGATTATGATATCTTAGAAAATGATATTAAAACTTTCTCTTCCGCTAATGGCGTCGGGGAAGGCTCCTTTGGTGCTAATGGAACTGGCACTGCTAGTGATCATTTCATCGATGATATTGCCTTCGGTTCCAATTTCGGGGTTGATGGGGAGTTTACCGGCACTGTCACTGACCCTATGGTCTTTGTTGTATCTGAGACTGCTAAGGACTTGCATTGCTGGGGTGAGAATCCCGTTGTCACTGCTAAATTGCAACTCAACGGTCAAGATCGATTCTCTGAACGCGAAGGTACCTACTTCGACCTCGTTCAACCTTACCAGCACCACACCCGTAATCCCGACACTGGTATCAATGTCTACTCGTTCGCACTCCGTCCCGAAGAGCACCAACCTTCTGGCACCTGCAACTTCTCGCGAATTGATAACGCCACACTCCAATTGGTTCTTTCCAACTCAACTGTTGGTGGAATTGATACCGCCAAGGTCCGTGTCTATGCCGTTAACTACAACGTATTGCGTGTCATGAGTGGAATGGGTGGGTTAGCATATAGCAACTGAGCGGTATAACCGCATTTTAAACATTAATTAAATAAGCATTAATTAAATAAAACAATTTAAACAAAATCATACTATAATATTTATAATATGATTAATAATAATGAAGTTATTGAATCTAATGATGGTCTCATTAAACAACTAAAAGTAGTGCCAACAGTTGATGTTGATTTATTATGCGGAATATTAGACTTTTCTGGTAAAAAATATTTAGTAGATTTTCAAGATTTTAATAAATTTATTGTAGCAAATAAAAAATTTACTTTTATAGATGAAAACGATATTTACCCTTCTTATTTATATAATTATAAACGATTTTCCTTATTAGAAACTATTTTTTTATACAATTCAAAAAATATAAATTATATTTTTAAAAATAATAATCCATATGATTTACGCCGTGATAATATTGAAATTTATCATTATTATCATAATATCGTAAAGAAAAAATACCAAATAATTGAATATATACAAGGACATTATGGGATAATAGGAAATGATGCTTATGTATTGAAGAATCCAATGTGGAGAATTAAAAATGATAATAATGAAGAAAGTATTATTATGTATTGTGAAAAAGATACATTATGTATTCTGTGTGTTGAATCATATCAATCCATATTAGAATTTGAAAAAAAAAATAATAATGGTAAAAAAATCACCTTTTATAAACATCAAAATGGATATATTCTTTGTAGTTATTTCAGTTTATTTATCCATCAAATAATTAAAGATTGTCATGGTAATGGAAAGGGAACAAAAAATATAAGTATAGACCATATTGATAGAAATCCATTAAATAATACAATGAAAAATCTTAGAATCGCGACACGTAATGAACAAGAACAAAATTCAAAAGGGATTTCTTATGGAAC